AAACTCAACCTACTAGACCGTGACGAGCCTGATCTTCAGCTACCAGACACCGAATTTAGCACGAGGATTACAATGCCCTCACTTGACTTTCAAAAGATATGTCGTGATATGACATTGTTATCTGCAAAAACAGTCGAAATAACGAATGTAGGGTCGTCGCTTACATTCTCTTGTAAGGGGCATTTTGCATCGCGTACTACTGTCATGGGAGACGGAGAAACAGACTTTAACATTCATAAAAAAGTGTCAGAAGAGATTGTCAGTGGACAATTTTCTCTTCCACATCTTGTATTGTTTACGAAGTGCAGCAACTTGTGTAATAATCTTGAAGTTCACATGAAAAATGGCTGGTTTCTGATGATCCGTTACGTAGTTGCCAATCTGGGTGAAATTAAGCTATGCCTTATGCCATGCACCACGTAAATACATAGCAGCGTGTGCTATTGTGTATCCGAGTACAATTTCTCCCAGTTTTATTACGGTGTGCTCTTCTGAATTTCCAGATTCAATAGTTCTTTCAAGCATAAAAACCCTGACATTTAGAACGTATTGAATTAACTGATATCCTACTGATGCATATAACACTTCGGGATAAAAGTATCCTATAATTCCCATACAAATATGAATTATAAGATATATCGGATGTCGATCGAAGATCATAATTGTATATCATAAAGACTATATATATGATTAATTAATATGGAAAACAGCTCAAGACTATAACATGCAACTCCTATTGTCTCTGCCATAACAAGCCTGGTCATTGCTTCTGACAAATTTGTTCCAAGAAGCTTGCTGTAAAAATAGGACAAATATATATTTGAGGGAGGAACAAGTTTGGTTAAACTGAGCTCAGCAACTGTAAATATGCACACATTCAAAAAAACGTGTTGCATCCATACTAAAACTGTACAAATATATGTCCCAAGTTTAAATTGCCACGTTGGATAGATAGTATGTGCAATAAAACTAGATAAAAGCAGTGTTCCTGCTACTAAAATATGAAGAACGGCTAGAATAAAACCTAATATCTCACCATCAGAAGTTAGCCAGCGATACATGAATGTTATCGAGGATACCAACCATTCTTTCAAGAGTGCAATCAACTGTTCCTTTTCCATTAAAATAATAAGCATTATTTTGCACGAGACTGATTAGACGTATATGCAACGTCATCAGTAACCTTGTAGTAAGTAAGATTTTGGTTAAGATACGCCTTATCGGAGACCGATGTTGTTGTATTCCAAATCTTGATAATATGAAACTGCCCCTTTGGCGAAATAGAAATACCAGATAGGGTTTCTTTCCGATTAATAAGAAGTTCATTTGCAACGCAGTGTACCATCAGATCAACAAATGTTGTATGTGCTTGTGCTGCTTCAATTTTCTTTGACCATGTTCCGCCTGCCTTGTTTTCTGGACTTTCCCAGATAGGAGAAAAGCCTCTACGCATAAAGAAATACATTCCGCACTCCCAGGCTTCTCGTGGGATTGAATCGATTACACTCCAGAACTGCTGTGGATTTGAAAAGTCTGCAACTTTAATATAGCTACTCGGACTGTAGTCCTTGAGTTCGGGGTCATGGTACCACAGAACCCAAGTATATTGGAGTTTTGTGGTCTCCGGTGTTGACCCCATTTATTGTTATGATATCTATATTCTCGGGATAAAAAACGAATTCGTTTTCGCTTCACTATGAATATAGCACCATGGAAGTAACAAGTGCTCTTATTTATTCGATTCGTTTTGGGCCAAAACTTCCACTCCCTCCTATTATTCAGGATAATATTGCTCGGCTTAGAATTGTACCCGCAGCATATCGCCCAATACGGCCAATCAAGCAGCGCTTTCTTCCGAGAAAGCGACCGGATGAGACCGGAAATTGGCGAGAGAATATTCTAGTAGAATATGTTCGTAAGGTTCGAGAGACAAACGATCCGAATTACGATGCAATCTTTGAAATTTTCAACAAGGTTGCACCAGCCAATATTGAAAAGCTTTCTGCAGAGGCAATACTTCTTCTAAGCAGCAATGACAAACAGTTCCGTCTCCGGACCACGACACTTCTCTTTGACAAGGCCATTCGCGGAAGTTATTATGCCGGAGTCATGGCCGATATTGCAGAAAAGCTCAACGTAGTTATTCCGGAAATTTCGGAAGACCTCGAGACACACGTTTCGATGTTTGGAACACTTTACGACATGAACGAAACACTTGTATTTCCTCAGATGGGGGATCCTGCATTCGAAGACAAGGTTGTTGCATGGAGTAAGCAAAAGGATATCCGGCGAGGTTATGCTCGCTTTCTTACTCATCTATATATCCGTAAGCTTGTTAGTGGCGAGGCTCTACAGAATGCGATGGATCGGGTTATTGTTGATTTAAGCGAAACTATCACAAATGCAAAAAGTGCACAGTCTGAAGAGAATGTAACACAGTATTGTGACTTTATTTTCGAAATAAGTAAGCTATTGCCATCAACTGGAGTCGAGCTACGTGGACTGATATTTACAAAGATGTCTGAAATTCTTGCGCGCCCTCGTCTAGACCTACCAAGTTTGAATATGCGTTCTCGCTTCAAACTAGAAGATGCTGTTAAATGCGTTCAGGTTTCTTGATAGAAAAGATTATTTAACAATAAATGTCTCTTCCATCAGCGGCAGTTCTTCTTCGTGCAGCCAAGGTTGCGATTGACGAGGACAAGCCAATTTATCTTGATTACTACAGAGACAGTCTTGAAAAGAAATGTTGCATCGGAGTTCAGGATACTACAAAGTATCTTGTAAAGTCGAACAATGAGTACACTTCAACTATTCAAACAGTTTTTAAGTGTGAAATGTGCTACATTGTTTCTACTGAAAACAGCCTTTACATTGTTGATTCGGGCATTCAGGTTAAGAAGATTATGCAATCTTCAGACAGTGTACCTGAATAAATAATGGAGTTTCCCCCACCACATTATGTTTTATTTGAACCTTTGAATGATCATGAAACAAAATTAGCGTTTGAGGCATATAAAATTGAACACGCAGATAAATGTGAGTTCGATGAAGTAGATGCGTCTTCTTTTTATTCAGCAGAAGTATTTGCACCGTGGTTTGACATGTGGATTTCGCGAGTTCCCAGAAATAGATCTACCAGAATTCGTGTTCTCATTATTTGGCATTCAGAGTTTCTTACATTTGCATGTCAGCAAATGCTTCGTCGACAGCTTGAACAGCGCTCATTTAAAAACAGAGTATGGTTTCATGTCGAAGAACCGTCTACAATTCAACCTGCAATATTAAGCAGATGTGTAACAAAACGGATGCCAGATTTTATACATATTCCAAATTATAAATATGAGTGAAATTCGAATGTTCACTGATGGAGCGTGTAAGGCAAATGGTAAAAAGGGAGCGGCTGGATCGTACGCTGCCTTCTTTCCAGAACGCCCAGAGTGGTCTTTTGCATTTAAAATTCCAGAAAATGAAACTCAGACTAATCAGAGAGGAGAGCTAAAAGCAATACATGAAGGTGTAAAAAAGGTTCATTCTGAATGCGGATCCCCTGCAGATACATCCATTCACATTTACACTGACTCTACTTATTCTCGGGATTGTCTGACTAGTTGGCTCCCGTCTTGGCTTAAAAATAACTGGAAGACTGCAACCGGAAATGCAGTTGTTCACAGGGATCTTATTGAAGCGACTAGTATTCAACTTACTAAGTTTAAGAGCTATATTATAACATACGTAAAGGCTCACACTGGAAAGACTGATGAATTAAGTCGGTTTAATGATATTGTAGACAAGATGGCTGTTGCAGTTCTAATTGAACCGATTGAAAAAAAAGCTATATCCACAACAGTCGGACCTTTTGAAGACCTTCCATTGACAATGATGGGGGCACCACTCGAAGAAACAAAGATTGTCGAGTGGTGCAAAACACATCTTCATCTTCTAGATCCACTAGCTTTGAAGAGCGCGCTGTTCACTGCATTCCAAAAGACTATTCGTAAAAATGGATATCAGGTTGAGATACAGCGGATGAACAAGACTCGTGTTGCTCGCCTAACTGCAGGAACACATTTAGTCAAAGAAGGAATAACAATTGTAAAACAAGAATGAGTGTATATCATTTCTGGTCACCCACCTGCGAACCCTGTAAGGTTCTTAAGCCAATTTTCGAGGATCTTAAGGACGAGTTCCCGGGTCTAAAGTGGGAATCTATTAATATCCGTGAAGATCCAAATGGCATTACCCAGAAATATGGTGTAACTGTTGTTCCGACAATGGTTGTTATTCACAATGAAACTGTTGAAAAGCATTCCGGTTCAACAGTTGCTGGATATTATCGTATACTGCGGAATGCTACACGGTAAAATAATTTAATTATGGTGTAAATGCATATTCAAAACTTTTTAAGTATAGACGATGCAGTAAAAATATACGCATTAGTTGATATTATTTCACCCGAAAAGTGGCAGTATGTTTTTTCAACAGACAATGGTAATGTTGTTTATTACGATGAAACTCCTGAAAATAGTGACGTGATTAATGCAGAGATTATTAGAACCGAAACAAACTTTCTTAACGAGAATCCTTATGGATTTCGGTTTAGACGTATTTTTCAATTTGAATCGCCAATTCTCCTCAAGATATTAGACTTTATAAACACTGAATTAAAGAATTCACTCTGTAAATCCGTTGGTTGTACAGATATAGAAATTATTACACCATTTTTATCTAAGTATGAAGATGGTGATTTTGCACTTATTCACGATGACGCAGACAGAGGTGAGTATTCATTTACTTTTCAACTTACTAAGGACTGGAATCCTCACTTCGGAGGGTTCTTATCTTTCTGGGATAAAGAGAATCGTTCTGTAACAGAAACTTTTTATCCAGATTTCAACTCTGTTACAATATTTAAATTAGAACCTGAAAATAATCCACTTCACTTCGTCAATAAAGTTGTAGGACCTAAATCTAGAATTGCAATAACTGGCTGGTTTAAGATATTGTCTCGGTAACCAGTTGCCCATTCTTATATGCTTCACATACGTATGCATTGTCATCGTCTGTATTTGCAGCAGAGCACTTTCCACCAGTTGAAGGAGCGCCAACTCCATTTGGAACTCCTGTGCTCCCCGAGCTCTGAAGTCCAGAAGTTGGGGCTTGTGTACCGGCCCAATAACGACTGAATGGAGAAAGCTGTGGAGCAAATGCGTTGACTACGCCATACATTCCACTTCCAACAGAAACACCTATAAGAATAGCAAGAAGTTTACCATATATTCCGGATGGATAATATGGATCACAACCTCCAAAATAAAAGGTTGCCAGCTGAAGACAAAACATTATAGGCAGTGAAAGTATTAGCGAAATATTCTGGCCGGGCTGTCTGTTCAATGTTGCAAAAATCAGAAGATATGTTATTATTGCACCAGATGAAACTATATTCATTGGTGTTGCCTTAGATTCAAATGCCTCTAACCCTGGAATAAAACACCATCCTTGTTCTCCGCCACCAGACATGCTAATACCAAACGCAGGCTCTGTAAAAAACTTGAGAAGCCAATTTATAAGAATTGCAACAAATCCAGTCACACTCACAAGAGTATATCTAAATTCCTGTGCAACTATATCTGCAATCATACCGAACGTTATAAACGCGAATGGTATAAAGTTTGTTACTGAGAAAAAGAACATTCCAAATGCATTTCCTAAAGATTCACGTACGGAAGCCTGTGACATTGCAAACGCAACACCTACTGCAATAACTACGCCAATTCCGCTTCCAACTCCTATCATAACATCATTTGATGTTGACATCTATATTATCTTGATGCGAGATGCTTTTTATAACAAAAACCTAGCTGACTAACAAATGAGTCTCTTTGCAAATGAGACCGGTTGGGGAGGTTCATGTATAAGTGCCCAACAAAGTCCTGTTAACTTAACTCAAGCTTCATCAAAACCATGTGCACTTTCGTGTGAACTTGTGATGGATGATGGGCAAGCAACTTCTGCTGGAGTACAGATCAGCGACGAAGGACTTCTTATTCTTAAAGCTAGTAATTCTGCAGGTCTAGGAAGTTGTAAATTCAGAGGAGAGTCTTACAACTGCATTGCTGTTCACATAAACCATCCGAGTCACCACACGATCGAAGGCATACAAGCAGACGGGGAAGTGATTGCTATGTTTCAAAAACCAACTGGTGATATACTCTGTGTATCTTCGCTTTTTCGAGTAAATCCGACAGAAACACCATCTTATAACTTTTTCAAACAAACAGTTCCATATTCGGATCCATCTACACCAGAACCTAGGCAAGTTGCTCTGAGTAACTGGGGTGTATATATGATGGTTCCTCCAGAAGGAAGCTATTACGTATATTCAGGCTCAACGGTAACCCCGCCATGTGCTCCATGCGAATGGGTTGTTTTTAAATCGATGATAAATATGGATACAACTGACTTTGCATTCTTAGTTAGAAATGTAACAGCTGGTTCTAGACCAGTAAAATCAATTGCAAACCGCGAGATTTACTTCAACGACATACAAAGTTTAGTAGGAGGGCCCATGCCTCACGATAACAAAACATACATGAGATGCCGTCCAACCGGGAAAAAGGTTAAGAGTAGTAATCCGGTTCAAAAAGTAGATTTAAAAACCGATTCAACAACACGAACTCTTGCAGAACATCAAGAGGCTACTAACCCAACCACCTTTATGGGAAAACTTAACAAACAAGGTTCAGACTTTGTAAAGGAGCACGGTCTGCTGGGAGCAGTATTAACATTCGTAGCGATAGCTGCGGTATTAATAGGCGGCACAATGGGACTAAGATTTGCAAATTCTAATCCTTTCAAAGGGTTTGATATCGTTAGAACTATTGGGACATTTTTTAGAGAATTGATATTTGGAAAAAATTCAGATACCGATTCAACCACGCCATAGAGTATCGTGGTCAGCCGTGTCGCCATCCCAGTCACCCTGGTCGCTTGACTCCGACATTTCACCAGAAACTTCATCGAAGTTAATCTTGCTCTTAGGCTCCTTGCGAGGCTTCCTCTGAACAAGAGTCCATTCAGGTTCAATCTGAGCAGCTTCCATAATTGGAACCTCCTCAGTATGTTTGACGCGAAGGCTCTTTGCAGAACCAACAAACTGCGATGCTAGATATGCATCTTCCTCACTACGCTGCTTTTCGCGAGCTGAGCGAACTGATGCAAGCTCTGCTTCCACCTTCTTATTGATTTCGTCTTGCTGTCTGGTCTTCATCCAGCTCTCTGCCTTTCCTGAATAGGAAATGCGACTGATACGCGAGTTAGTTTCTCCAATCTTTGACAGATTTGGAAAATCACTCTCAGAACAATTCTTGATTACCTCAGAAACCCGATTATCTTGTGCAAGTTTCTCTGCAATGAGCCGTTCCTTCTGAGGATCACGGCGACCATAGGTCTTTGGCGGTGGCTTTTCTGCACCCGCACGAAGCGCTGGTGGAACGTAAGCCATTTTATATATAACATAAAATACATAAATAATTCCGTTTTTACACGTGTAAAATGGAACTTATACATACTATAATTTGAATACTAATAAATGGTGTTGGGAACAAGTGTTTCATCTACCGGCGTTCTTTCTGAAATTAATATTCCTATCAAAACTGCAGATGTCCTGGATTGGATTCGAAAGAAATATAAGCAACAGAGTATTCAGTTTCAGGGAAAAATTCAAGACCCAGTTACTCCGGAACGTTGGCTCAGTCTCTTTGCGATGGTTTCTGAAAATGACGGAGATAATAATCCTCACATGCTCCCTTCTCCATTTGATGAAGAGTCCTATTCTGGTAACATTGTAATTCTTGCAACGACTAGTGAAAACCAGGATGATTATGAAAAAACTGCAGCAGAATATGTCGCACTAAAGGTTGATGATTATGAAATTCTCTATCACGAATGGTCTTTCAATATGTCAGATGATGAGGATGATGCTGAACCAGATGAGGATGACGACGAGACAGACAGTTCTGTAGAAGAGGAGATTGATGGAAAGGGTCCACAGGTAATTGTTAAACCAGTCATCATCAAAACTAAAGATGTATTTATTGATTGTCCAATTCGCGAAAAGGTAATTCTTAATTTTAAAGAATATGTTGGAGATCTTTCAACTGATCTCGAGACTCAGGTTTTAAATTCTATTGTATCATTCTGTCGCTATAATGGCATTGATGTTGACTGGAATAATCATGTCTTTTGGAACTCTTATCGCAGCAAATGCATTTCTGTATATGAAAATATCCGTAGTAAGGGCGAGAACTGGGCAAACCGAATTGTGTCAGGAGAGATCGACTGTAAGACATTCGTTGATATGCCAGCACATGAAATTTGTCCCTCTCGGTGGAAAGATGCACTTGAAAAGATTATTGAGACCGAGAAAAAGCTATATTCAAAGAACACTGCTGCATCTATCTATCTTCATTGTTCTCGTTGCAAAAAGAAGTCACGCTGCGACTATTATCAGCTACAGACACGCTCTGCAGATGAGCCGATGACGACGTTTGTCACATGCCTCGAATGTGATAAGAAATGGAAGTTCTAACTCTTGGGTATGGGTCCTATTTTAATAGTAGGGGTTGGCAGAGGCCTAGTGGATGTAGGGGTTGGTGGACTTGCAGCAGCAGCCGATGTAGGGGAAGGGTGTGGAACAAGTGCAACGGCAACATTCGATCTAGGTGATGTGTTCAATTTTTCAGAATTTTCTATGTATACTTTAATCGGATCAAGGCCATTTGTAATTT